GATGATGCAGATGCTGCTGCTCAAAGAACAACGCTTGGATTAGGAACAGCCGCAGTTGCAGCCACTGGTATATCAAATACAAATGTACCAGTGTTTACATCAGGTGTAGCTGATAATGACTTTTTGCGTGTAGATGGCACATCAATAGAGGGTAGAAGTGCATCTGAAGTATTAAGTGATATTGGTGGTCAAGCCTCATTAACTTTTGGTATATCAAATACCAATGCAGTCAAGATAGATAGTTCTAGTGTAGCAGATGATGAGTTTGCAAGATTTACTGCAAATGGTTTAGAGAGCAGAAGTGCATCAGAGGTGCTATCAGATATAGGTGCAACAAGTGCTACAGATGCAGCGAATGAGGCAACAGCTTTAGCAATAGCGTTAGGATGATAACATGGCAAATACTTTTAAATTATCAAGCAAAGCAGGAGTAACTAGTGCAGATGTAATCTATACAGTGGCTACTAGTACAACCACAATAATATTAGGTTTGATATTAGGAAATACAACAACTAGTCAAGTTACTGCAACTGTAACATTAACATCTGATACTGGTAATAGAACAAATGCTAATGATGAAGTTAATCAACCAGTAGAACTTATTACCAATGCACCCATTCCAGCAGGATCATCGCTAGAACTACTAGCTGGTAATAAAGTTGTTTTAGAGGCAACAGATAGTATATCAGTATCTGCAACAGGTGCAACAGATGTTGCTTTATCTTATATGGAGATTACATAATGCCTTTCGTTGGTAAATCACCAGTTACAACTTTTGAAGCTACAACTGCTGTGCAAAGATTTAATGGCGATAATTCAGATACTACATTTACATTAAACAGAACAGTAAGTTCAGTACAAGACATACTTGTATCTGTAGATGGTGTTGTACAAGATACATCAGCATATACCATACCAGATGGTACAACTTTGACATTTACTGCTGCACCTAGTTCTGGAACTGCAAATATTTTTGTAAACTTTTTAGCACCACAAACTGGCACAGTTACACCAGCAGCAGAGAACAAGGGCAACTTTAAAGCAGGTGGTTTGTTTAGAACAAATGCACAAAACTTAACTGCTAACACAACAATACTAGCTACAGAAA